TTTTGTTCGTCTTATAGAAAAATGTATATCATAAATTTCACACTTGACATTGACTATCGTAAACTAATAAATTTTCTCCGCCCATATAACCATGATAATAACAATAAATACTTGCTTGATTGAAATCATTCGATACGGTTATTGTGATTGTTCCGTAATAAAAATCATATGTACCATCTCGTGTAGTGTTTGTAACACTTCTTGATAATTTTGAATTTGCGTCTCCGGTGTAAAATATAGATGATTCGATTCCATTGTTCAAAATGGCGACAGGATGTGCAGAAGGTATGTTATTAATGGTATATGTTCCATTATATAAACCAAATGTTCTCGATGAATCGTAATTAGTTATACCATTAAATATATATTTAAATCCTGAATTGATGATAACATTTAATGACGATGGTTGTGTTATACATGTGACATTTGATTCATTGACGTCATTCACAATAATAGTGAAGCTTTGTGTTATGATATTAGAACCATCATTGGAAGACACGCTAATAGTATATGATGTTTGCGTTTCATAATCGAGCTCTGCGGAAGTTAATAATTGGTTTTTTGAAATGACAAATGGAACACCGGATGTATTAAGTGTATATGTGAAAGTGTTGTTGTTATCAAGGTCATTTGTAGTAAATGTACCGACAACGGTTCCAATGACTACGTCTTCGTTTATTGTTTTATTACTTATTGAAATATTATGATTAATTGAATTACATGAATCGCTATATTTTAAAATATGTTCTCCACCCATATAACCATGATAATAACAATAAACAGATGAAACGCCGAAGTTATTTGACACACTGACTAATATATTCCCATAATAATAGTCGTATACAATGTCATTCATGGAGTTCATCAATACTTGAAGAGAGCCTTCCATTGTTGAATCAAATGGTGATGTATATTTGACATCAACAAAAGAAGAATCTACATTCCGTTCAATTACTAACTTTAATCCATTTAAAATAGGTTGAATGGTTGCATTACTAGTTGTGTTTATAGTAAAACTATACGATGTTGAAATACCAATATTTATAAAATGATAAATTCTGCCGCGCATGAATTTAAAATTACCATTTTTTATTTGGATAGTATTATTTAATGCATCTGTAAATACATAATAATCTCCGGTTGAATATGGTTCAACACTGCCACCACTCACATTTATTATGAAAGGTTGACTATTATCAACACTATAAGAAATATCAGTATTCAATATAGCCATTGGATGATTTTCCGGAACATTTGTTATGGTATATTCTCCATTATATAAACCATAAACATAGGTGTCATCATAATAACCATCATTATTGAGTGTATATTTGTTACCATCATTACTATATACTACGTTTAACTGTGATGAAATGGTCATACACTGCACATCGAAAAAATTCACAATATTTGGTGCAGTGTAGTCCAAAATTTCATTTGTTAATAGCTCATATTGAATGCTTATTGATTTTTCACCAATGGAATTATTATTTGATAAATCGAGTATTCCAGTCAATCCATAATTAGTAGACACAATATTTGAAATATCAATGTTTCCTATTTTTGCAGATAATATAGGTAATCCATTGAAAGAACTATCAGGTAAAGAAATATTGATGTTTTCACTATGGCCGTTATAAAATCGCGTAACATCGATGTTTGATGAATCTAGTAAAACATAATAATATTGAGTACCAATCACTTCAACCAGGCGAGTTTTAGAAAACGAGTTTCCAAATCTGTCTGTTATCGTATATACAACATCATAAATACCTAATTCGTCTTCTATGACATTGTTTAAAACAGATAAAGAAACGTCTGTATTTGTTACGGCACCCGCGTCATTATATGCAGTGTATATATCATGATAAACGTAATTACCGCCATTTATATTTATAAATAAATCATTAATTACATTAACAGTTACGGTTTTAGTAGAAGTTAAATTTACAATATTCGATGCATTGTATATGATATAATATGTTCCCAATGTTGACATGTCAATATTTGAACTAATATCATCTAAATACCCATATGTAACTATTGGAGTGGGAATAACATAATCTGAATTGACACGGAGATCTATGGTATCATATATGTCAATTATAGGTGATATATTTTCTTGAACAATAATCGTTCTTGACATATTGGCTGAATTATTATATTCATCTTTTGCAATGTATGTTTTTGTGTATGTTCCAATTGTATTGATATCTAAATCAGTGGACGATGAATCAAAAATACCATTATTGACTTCTATTCCTGGGTCATTAAACGTTGTATCTACCACTAAATAAAAAGGGTTGTTACCAACGAGTGTTATTGTTGGAGGGGTAGTATCGACAATATTAACCGTTCTTGTTGTACTATTTGAACCACCCAATATATTTGTCACGGTATATGTAACAATGTATGTGCCAACAATGCTTGTATTTACATCATTAGAAATTGAAATAGATACTGCTTCACTGCTCGAAACACCGAATTCAAAGTATGTTGAATATCTTTCTAATGTAATTATTGATGAACCATTTAAAGTTATACCCGGAATATTAACGACTTTTATAAAACGTATAACATAACCCGAGAAACCATATATATTACTAATGGAATATGTGATGAAATAATTACCGACATTATTTACATCTAATGTGGATGTTTTTTGAATTGTGCCGACAGTTCCTTTTGAATTCGTGTATGCACCTGGATCATTATATGGAGTATTTAAATATTGTGTTACATTTTTTTCGCCGTATAATTGTAGAACAGGAATATTGATGGTCATATCAATACATGATTTATATGCACTGTTTGCTTTCACAGGCGTTTTTCCACCAGATATAGAATTGCTAATATTGGTTTTCATATGATTTCGAATATATTGTGCATAATTCGCTCTTTGTGTTATTTGTGTATTATTTGTTGATGTAGAAGCAGTTGAAACATCGTCTTTACATTTTTTAGAACAAAATTTATTGATGTCAAACATAGTATACTATAAAACAATAGAATAAATAAAAAATTGATTCATAAAAAGGGTTTATAAATATACATCATAATACAAGTATGTCGGTTGATCTCGCAAAACAATACCAACGTAAGACGGATAAGCAGCACATATTGGATAATCCTGATACATACATTGGTTCCGTTGAAAATGTCGATAACTCTATGTGGGTTTTTGACAACGAAACAAAAAAAATTGTTCATAGAACCATTGAATATATTCCTGGATTATACAAGCTGTTTGATGAAGGCGTTGTGAATTGTCGTGACCATGTTATACGTATGATTCAATCACCATTGCTAGATAAAAAATTCGTTTCTAATATTCAAATACACGTTGGCGAAGATGGAACAATTGTCATGGAAAATGATGGAAATGGTATAGACATAGCTAAGCATCCTGAATATGATATGTATATACCGGAAATGATTTTCGGACATTTGCGCACATCCACTAATTATGATAAAAATGAACAAAAAATCGTGGGTGGTAAGAACGGGTTTGGGTTCAAATTGGTATTGATATGGTCCTCTTTTGGTTCCGTTGAAACAGTGGATCATATTCGAGGATTGAAATATTATCAAGAATTCAAAGACAATTTGAATGAGATTTGTCCACCTGTCATTACGAAAATGAAATCGCAAAAACCATATACGCGTATTACGTTCAAGCCGGATTATGCACGATTCAACATTCCTGGTATTACTGGTGATATGTTTGCTTTGTTGAAAAAGCGCGCATTTGATATTTCCGCCGTAACAGACCATTCCATCAAAAAAATAAAAGTGCAATTTAACGGAGAAGTGTCGCCTGTTAAAAATTTCCAACAATATATCGACCTTTATATTGGATCCAAAGATAATGGAGGAGCACGGGTATATGAAAGTCCAGATGATCGTTGGGAATATGCTGTTTCAATGTCACCGAATCATGAATTCATGGCAGTTTCGTTTGTTAATGGCATATGCACATCCAAAGGTGGGAAACATGTGGATCATATCATCGGACATATCACGCGTAAATTACAAGAATATATTGAGAAAAAGAAGAAAGTGCGTGTAAACACCAACTCCATAAAGGAACAATTGATTCTATTCTTGCGATGCGATGTAGTAAATCCATCATTTGATAGTCAGACGAAGGATTATTTGAATACACCTTATAGTAAATTCGGTTCTACATGTAATGTGAGTGACGGTTTCATTGAAAAAGTTGCTAAAATGGGTGTTATGGAATTGGCATGTTCTTTGACAGAAGCCAAGGAAAATAAATTGGTGGCTAAGAAAACAGATGGTTCAAAGACGAAATCTATTCGAGGCATTGCAAATTTCATCGACGCAAATCACAGTGGAACGGATAAATCGCGTGATTGCGTCTTGATATTGTGTGAGGGATTAAGTGCATTGTCTGGTATTGTTTCCGGTTTATCGAGCGATGACCGAAATAACATTGGAATTTATCCATTGAAAGGAAAGCTATTGAATGTGCGCGGTGAAACGATTACTAAAATATCCGCAAATAAGGAAATAACGGATTTGAAGAAAATCTTGGGCCTGGAAAATGGTAAAGTCTATGAATCCATGGAAGACGTGCATAAATATTTGCGCTATGGTAAAATCATGATATTATGTGATCAAGATACGGATGGTTCACATATTAAAGGGTTGTGTATCAACTTGTTTCATAGTGAATGGGCGTCTTTAATAAAAATTCCTGGATTCTTGTCTTTCATGAATACGCCTATATTGCGAGCCAAGAAGGGAGCACAAACGCACGTGTTTTACAATGAAGGTGAATATGAAACATGGAAGCAGTCATTGGGACCGAATGGTGTTTCAGGCTGGACAATCAAGTATTTTAAGGGATTGGGAACTTCAACATCGAGTGAATTCAAAGAATATTTCGCCAACAAAAAAATCGTGGATTTTGTATACAACGGGACTTCAACCGATGATTCTATTGATAAAATCTTTAACAAGAAACGCACGGATGATCGTAAGACTTGGTTGGGTAACTACGATAAAAACGCTTATTTGAATACAACGCGACCGAGTGTGCATTATGAAGAATTCATCGACAATGAGCTCATTCATTTTAGCACTTATGATTGTGCGCGATCCATTCCAAATATGACGGACGGATTGAAGATTTCATTGAGGAAAATTCTGTTTTCGGCATTTAAACGAAAGTTGACGAGTGAAATCAAGGTGGCACAATTTTCGGGGTATGTATCAGAGCACTCGGCGTATCATCATGGCGAAGCATCTTTGAACGGCGCTATTGTCAACATGGCGCAAAATTTCGTAGGTTCAAACAATATTAATTTATTGGAGCCAAATGGTCAGTTTGGTACACGACTTCATGGTGGCGATGATTCGGCTAGTGAGAGATATATATTTACTCAATTGAATCCGTTGACGCGATATATCTTTCCAGAATTAGATGATCCTGTATTGAATTATTTGAACGATGATGGAACCATGGTGGAGCCGGAATATTATATCCCAATTTTACCGTTTGCTTTAGTAAATGGAATTTCTGGTATCGGCACTGGGTTTTCATGTAATATTCCGGCATTCAATCCAACACATATTGTGGATTATTTGAAAGCGAAAATCAGTAAAATACAAATAGACAGTGAGTTTGTTCCTTATTACGAAGGCTTCAAAGGCTCTATTAGGAAAATAGGTGAACAAAAGTATTTAATAAAGGGATTATATGAGCGGTTGGACGAAAATAAGATTCGCATAACTGAACTACCGGTTGGAACATGGACAATGCCTTATACGAGCTTTTTGGAATCACTCGTGGATAATGTCGACAAAAATGGCAAAAAGCAAACATCTTTAATAAAGGATTTCACATCGGTTTCGACGGAAGTGAGCGTGGATTTTACTGTGATTTTCCCAAAGGGGAAGTTGGACGAATTAATTTGTACAAAGGATGATTTCAACATTGACGGTGTAGAAAAGTTGTTGAAGCTTTATACCACTGTTTCTACGAGTAATATGCACATGTTCGACAAAGACTGTAAATTACATAAATATAGGAGTGTAGAAGAAATCATCGATGGGTTTCATGATGTGCGATATGGCGTATACGTAAAACGAAAGCAACATATGTTGGAAATATTGGAACATAAGTTGAAGAAGTTGTCAAATAAAGCTAAATATATACAAGACAATTTGACGGACAAGATTGATTTGCGACGTAAGTCAGCGGCGCAAGTGGAGGAAATATTGACAACGCTTGAGTTTGATAAACTCGATGGCGATTATAAGTATTTGATCAAGATGCCGATGGATTCGGTGACGGAGGAAAATGTGGAGCATATTATGAAGGATTGTGAAAATGCGAAGCATGAATTGGAAGTGTTGCAAAAGACGACCATTGAGCATATGTGGTTGGAAGAATTGAGCGAATTCGAGAAACATTACGAGATGTATAAAAAGAAACGCATGGCATCACCGGGGCAATCGTTGAAGACAACGAAAATTAAGAAGAATAAGAAATAATTACATCACAAGAAATCATCTAAACTATATATCTATTCCACCAATATATAATATATTATCACTGTATTTCATAGTTATAATGTAAATGAATACAACCAATGATAAATAAGTTGGTTTATACGAACTCATTTTTATTTCATAATAAAAGAATAATATGCATAATGGAGCAATCATAATCAATAAATGGTCGACGGTTCCTTTAATATATTCTTCTGAATCTTCGAATTTTTTGAAATAACCGACTGTTGCGAGAACCGAAACAACGGCTGCTACAATAAATGTTTCTGCATTGGGGTACTCATTGAATAGCGCTATTAATAAAAAGCCTACATATGTGATCCATGTAGATCGCCTTAACAATTCATTAAAGTCTTTTGAAATCCATTTGAAAGGAGTATCTGTGAACAAATACCAAAAATAATAGGGGCCGAAAATAACGTGACTGATATACAAAAATAAATAAAAAATAGTTAATGGTTTCATATATATTATAACCGTTTTTTATTATATGATGAGAACCTTGAAATTAATAAATTCTGTAAATCATTGTTTTTGCGGTAAAAAACGATAATAATTTTATTATTATATAACAATGTCTATATTTCCACACGAAAATATTAGTAATTTGCAATATATTTATCCTTCAATGTTCTCATTTGATAAAAGTTGTGATATCTTTGAAGCGCTGAGTAAATGTTCTTGTTGCAGCAGTCATCAATCGATGAAACCGAGAACTTTGGATTTTTTAGAAGGTAAATATCAAGAAAACCCATCAGAAATAGAACAAAATCAAGCGTGTTATTGTAGATGTTCTCATATGATGATTGATTTTTGTAATCATCGTAATCAAGTGAAAGAAAATGAGTATGCTTTATTAACGAGTATGATGGATAATCAATGTGTATTTGAATTGCCTATGACCAATGAAGAATTGGAAAAGGAAAAAGAAGAATTCAAGAAAGATGAATTTATTAGTTATCGCCAATTTGCAGAATGTAAAATCAATGATTCGAACATGCGTAAATATTTTTTTGTGAGAACCGGAGACGGTGAATTTTACGTTCAAACAGACGGTTTTTATAATATAATGAATATGGAAAAATTATAAATTATAAATTATAAAAAAATAAAATTATAAAAAATTGATTTATTTTTTCTCTTTTTTTGAGAACATATAAATTAAAACATGGTAGAAACCCGAACACAAATACGAATGATGGAATCATGGTCTACTCAAGGGCCATTTGAATTGGAATTTAGCTTTGACGATGCAAGTGAAGCATGGAATGCTAATAAAAAACGAGAAGGAGCGAGTTATGTATATATATGTGGTGAAGTTTTGCAAAACGGATCAACATGCCAAAAGAAAACGCCATGTGGAGAACGTTGTCGCGTTCATAGAACAAAATGTAATAAAAATATATAATGGAAGAAAACAAATGTGATCTAAAAGAAAAACGTTTTATCATAAAAACAGAACGCGATTTTTGCTATAAAATAAACGAATCTTTGTTAATGCAATGTAAAGAACATAAAAAAATATTGGATATGCGTTATGAAGATATATACAAATATTTA